CCGCGTAGTCGTTCTCGGCCTGCGGAGGCAGCACGGCCACCGCGACCATCATGTCCCCGGGGCAGGCGTATGCGTACTTCCACATGGTGTACGGCATCGTCACCTGCGCGAGGCTCACGCGGCGCGAGGCGAACGACCAGTTGTGCATCTGGAGCAGCGTGTCCCGTGCGATGGGGTAGAACCGCTGGCAGTGCTCTGCCTGCGGCGATCCCTCGGGCGGGTTGATGCTCGCGACCGTGGCATCGTCGCCGAGGTACGCGAGCGCGAGGTTGCAGATATCGACTTCCGAGGGCACGCCGACCTCCTTGTGAGAGGAGGGGCGCCGTGGTTTCCCGCCGACGCCCCTCCTTGTTCACAGACTCAACATCGGATCACTCCGTGGCGCTGGCCTCGGCCTTGGGCTTCCGTCCGCGCAGCTTGGGCGCAGGTGCCACCGACGAATCGGCGGTGTGCTCCGGCTGCGTGGCAGCCTCGAGATACTCGAGGTGCTTGTTGTACGGACCTTCGTAGTTGAACACGTCTCCAGGCTGCCGGAGGCCGTTGTCCACGAAGCAGAGAACCTTTGCCTTGACCTTCGCCATTGGGTGCTCCTATCAGGCCACCGTGAAGCCGGAGGCATACGCCGTGCGGCCGTCTTGGATGTCCATGACGATGTCCGCGCTGATGACGCCGGCGCTGTGGGTGCCGGTGGTCACGACCTGCGCGCCGAGGTACCGCAGGCCAGTCGCAGCGATCTGCTGCGGGCTGATCTTGACGGCGACCTGGCGGCCGGCGGCGAGGTTCGCCGTGGTGATGGGTCCGACCTCGCCGACCACGATGTTGCCCGAGGCAAGCGTGGAGGACGAGGAGGCGACCACCTGGAACGTGCCGTTCGTGCCGCCCGCGAGGGCGGTCGTGACGGTGAACATCACGGTGAGGTCGCGGCCCTCGCCGATGTCGCGGTTCTGGGTGCCCTGCGCGACGGTGTAGAGCGTGCCGCTGGCCGTGGCCGAGTAGGCGGTGCCGCTCTGGAGGTCAACGACATCCGGGGTACCGCTGGTCCCGGTGATGTAGGTGGCGGCCGACGTAATTGCCCCGGTGTTGCCGAGACGGAGGTTCTGGTCGAGAATCATTGTGTGGTTTCCTTTCTTCCTTCACCTATCAGGTGAGGCGAGCTTCGGCGTTGATGAGGGCGTCCACGCGACGGCAGGGGACTCCGAGGAACGACAGCCAGCTGTACGGCGTGCCAAACTGCGACAGACCCTGCTGCACGGACAGGACGTTCTGGCTGCGGTCCATCGCCTGGATGGCGAGGCCGCCGTGGACGGTGCGGTTCATGTAGAACGCGGCGCGACCCATGCCCATGTTCGGGATGCGGTAGAGAGCGCGGGTCATCAGCTTGATGAGCTGCGTAGCCGCGTTCGACGCCTGCGTTCCGCTCGCTGCCGACATGTCGGACACGTCGATGTTGGCGATGCGGACCACGTAGCGCCAATCCTTCACGACCAGGCCGTTCTTCCACTGGTAGCGCGTCACGAGCGCCTGCATGCGGTCGCTCGAGGACGCAGTGGATGCGCCGGCCGAGGACGGCGTATAGACGGTCTGCTCGCCAAGATCCTCGTGCATGAGGCCCGCGCTGCTGCCCTTCGGGAAGGGGCAGTAGACGGTGTTGTCGCCCCACACCACGAGGTAGACGCTCGTGTTGTCGGTGCTGGTGCCGCCGCCCTCGAGGATGTTCTGGCCGATGCCCGAGCTGCCGGGGGCAGCCGAGTACCGCGCAGCGAGGCCGAGGAACGACTTCGGCTCGATGGCGGGGTTGCCGTAGAACATCGTGGTCGCCTGCGTCTGGTTCATGGCCTCGAGGAAGGCCACGTCCTCGGACAGGCGGAACTGCGCGGTGTTGCCGTTCAGCATGGCGAGATCCTTATCGACCTCGCTGCGGGCCTCAAGGATGCCGCACGCCTCATCGACCTGCGCGGTCGTGGACTTGCTGTTCGGGATGCCCTGGTTGAGGGCGCGCCAGTACACGGCGGGGAGGCCCGTGCGGATCACGACGCGCTCGCCGGTGGGGAGGTTGCCCTCCTTGAACACGCAATCCTCGAGGATCTCGTTGGACTGCGACAGGAGTTCCGCGATGACCGGGACGCGGCCCTCGGGATCGGTGCGCTTCGCCCAGTCGGCGAGCGTCAGGTTGCTGCTAGAGAGAACTGCCATTGTGGTGGCTCCTTGTGGTGGTTAGGTGCTGTAGAGAGCGTCGGCGAGATCGGCGAACGACTTCGGCCCGGGCTTGGCCGTGGCGGCCGCACCCGTGATGACCTTGTCCTCGCTGATGGCCTTGCCGGCGCGGTACATGAACCGGATCACCTCGGGGTGGTTCCCGAGGCCCGATTCGTTCAACAGGTCGCGCAGTTCGGAAGTCCCGAACTGATCGAGCGCCTTCTTCGCAACGCCAAGATTTTCGGTCAGCTTCTCGCCGCCGAACTCCTTGTCGGCCTTTGAGCTGTCGGCCCAGCCGTTGCGAACGGCCTCGATCTGCGCCGCTTGACGTTCCGCCAGCTTGGGGCCAACGGAGTCGAGGACGCGCTGCGCGGCTTCCTGCGACAGGTTCAGTTCCTTTGCCACCTTCGAGTACTCGGCGATGACCTCGGGGTCGAACGCTCGACCCTCCGGTGCCTTGAACTCGTAGGTTTCCGGCGCTGCCTTGGCCTCGGCGGGTGCCTCGGTCTTGGCGGCGTCGGCCGGCGCAGGTTCCTTACCAGCAGCGGCCGCATCGGCGGCTTGCTGGCCCTGGGTCGCGGTCGCCTTGGTGTCCCCGTACAGCTTGTCGGCCGTCGCCGCAACCGTATCGGGGACCGAGGATGGGGAAGCGCCTTCAGTGGTCGTTGCGGCTGCTTCCATCATCGTTGGTTCCGTCATTGGTGGATTGTTCCTTCATCATTGCTGGGTACTGCTCCGGGCAGAGCGCGTGGACCATCGCGAGCAACCGCAGCCCTTGGTTCCGTCCACCCTCCGCGAATGCCATTGACATCGCGTTGGTGTTGAAGGAACTTCGGAACACGCCCGCCTGGTCCAGTTGCCGCCACACGATGCGGCGGCCGCGCTTGCTGGACATGAGCCACCGAACATCCGCCTCCTCGGCCTGCCGTTCAAGTCGCTCACGCAGCTCGCGTTCGGCCTTGTCGCGCTCCTGTCCCCGCAGGTCGAGGGGGTCGTATGTGCTCACGGGCGGAATGTATCCCTGTGTCTAATGCTTACGGGTACTCTCATCCGCCGTACAGCATGGTGGCTGCGCTGCCCATGCTGTTACCGGCGGCGACGGACATGTCGGTGATCTGGAGTTCGATGCTCGGCTCGACGCCGCCCTCGACCATCGTCGTGCTCGCCTCCTTGACGTAGGCGCGTGCGGTGATCGTGACCTCGGTTCCGACCCGCATGGGGGCGTTGATCCCGAGCTTGGCGAGCTGCTCGGCCTCAAGCTCAATGCACAGCTCCTCGGGGTACATCTCGCCGTTCTCGTCCGACTCCATCTTCATGCTGACCATCGCCATTTAGACCTCAATCGCCGAGGGCGAGTTGTAGCCGCTGAACATGTTCACCACGTCGGTGAGCGCGTTCTGTCCCTGCGTGGGCGCCTGCGCCATGTTCTTGACCGTCTGCGACTGCTGCTGCATGACGGCGGCCTGCTCCTTGGCGGCGAGCGCCTGGTTGCGGGCGTCGCGCAGGAGGGCCACGTCCTTGTCGGCCACGATGAGCGACGGGTCCACGCCGAGCATGTCGGCGTAGATGTCGGCCCACTGGTCCTGGTCGAACTTGTCGAGGATGTCGGGCTTCATCTGCGCGATGGCGCCGAGGTTGCCGACGAAGCGGTCCACGGCGTTGGTGCCGATGGCGCGCTGCGCCTGCGCGAGCATGCTGACGAACTCGATGTTCAGGTCCATGCCCTGCAATTCCTGCGGGGCGGGCGGGATCAGGCCGGCCGTGAGCATGCGCGTGAACGTCATGTCCACGAGCGGGGAAAGCAGCTCATTGTGCAGGCGCTCGAGCACGGGCCCGAGCATGATGAGCTTCTCCTCGTGGCGCTCGGCGACCTCGGTGGCGGTCATGCGCGTGTTCGGCATGTTCGCCAGCATGAGGAACAGGTCGGCGTAGAACGCCCCGCGGACGCGGTCGCGGCAGTCCACGATGTCGTTCAGCAGGTACTGGAGGTTGAGGTTCACCTCGAACGCGGTCTTGATCCCGTTCGATGCGCCGTCGTAGTACGAGATCCCGCCCGGGAGCGTCTCCACGTCGCGGTTCTTCATGGCGGCCGGCACCTGGAGCGGCGGCTTGGTCTGGTAGTCGATGGCCTGCGCCTTGCGGAGCTGCTCGTGCTGGAGCTGCTTGATGTCGCCAAGCGCCTCCATGCCTGGGCTGTTCCCGTAAATGTCGCCGCCGACCACGGACCAACGCGGACACAACGCCGGGAACTGCATGAACCCGCTCTCGCGCAGGAACTGCCCGTCCTCGCCGCCGACCTCGAAGTACCACGACCCGAACGGCATGTTCTTGCTGTCGCGCTTGCCGATGTCGCGGTCGGCCCGCGGCTCGATGGCATGGATGACTGGCACCCACTGGTCGAGGCTGCCCGTGCGGTACATGTTCTGCACGCTCACGGAGCAGTTCTCGAGCCCGAACTCCTTGACCATCTGCGAGACGGTCATGTCGAACTCGCGGTACAGCGTGCAGACGCGGCCCTTGGCGTCGGTCGAGATGCAGTACTCGCCGCACGTCAGCGGGTAGTGGTGGATCACGTCTTGGAAGTCCGGGAGCATGATCGAGGCCGAGGTGCCGAAGCACCCGAGTTCCTCGTACATCTGGTGCAGGCTGCGGTAGGTGTTCGACTTCTGGAACACGCGCTGCATGCGCTTGGTCACGTCATCGAGCCACAGCTTCACGGGCGAGAACGAGTTCAGTTCTGGGTCCGGCGTGGCTAGCCGGAACCACTGGCGTGCGGGGCTCGTTGCTCCCGACATCATGCCAGCGCCGAGCGTGCGGAGCGCCCGCGTCCCGGTGTTGTCGTAGATGTTGTTGTGCCGGCGGTAGCCGCGGTTGCGGTCCTGCACGAAGTAGCGGCCGTTGCGCGGCAGGATGTACGACGTGAGTTCCTGCCAGTGTGCGTACCAGGAGGCGCGCTCGCTCTTGAGCTGGCCCCAGCGGGTGAACAGCCGATCCCGCGTGGGCGCGTTGGGGTACGAGGATGCGTCTCCGGTGTACTGGCTCACGTCAACCTCCGAGGAGCGACGAGCGCCCGAGCTGGAGATCCTGCGGGTTCACGCCCATCGGCCCGGTGAGCATGGTGCTGGCGGGGCCGCCGGCGCCTTCGGCCGCGGCGCGTCCCATGATCCCGGCGACATCGGGTTCGGCGCGGTTGGCGGCGGCCATCGCCTGCTGGCTACGTCGCTGCTGCGAACGGGCCGAGGCGGCGGCGGCCTGCTGGGCCTGACGCTGCTCTCCCATCGCCTGCTGCTGCATGGACGCGCCACGCTCGCCCGCGACGATGGCGTACCCGGTCCCTGCGGCTGCGGCACCTGCGGCGATGCCTGCGAGGATGGACGAAATCGCTGCCATGTCAGATCTCCCTTACGTGCGTTCGTTCGGTGTTCACGTATCCCATGCGCCCGAGCATCTTTGCAACGGGCGTCGTGCCTTCGATGACGAGTTCGCTCATGCACATGAGCTGCGCGCCGCGCTCCTTGCCCCACGCCTCAAGCGCGTGCATGAGCCGGAACGGGATGCGCGTCATGCGATGCGCGGGGTCCACCCACCATGCCAGTTCGACGGCGGCCGTGACGCTCGGCGCAAACCACATGGGCGCCACGACGCCGACCACGGCCCCGACGATGCGTTCGCCGACCTCGGCCACGAACACGACGCCGGCCGTCAGCACGGCCCGGAGGCCAGCACGGATGTCATCGTCGGACGGCGCGATCATCGTGCCGTACGCGCTGTAGGCGAGGAACTCGCGGGCCATTGCGGTCAATGCGTCGATGTCCTGCTCGGTGGCGTGGCGAATGATGCTCACGGACTGTATTCCTCTCGCTAGTCGTTACGGGTACTCACATGTCCTCGTAAGGGTCGTGCTCCTCGCGGCGCGGCGACAACTTCTCGCGCACCTCTCGCGGCAGCATCTTGGCGACGGGGTACGCGAACGTGAGCGCGAGCGCGTCGGCGATGTCGGGGCTACCGCCGCCTTGCAGGCGCTTCTTGACCTCGTCCTTAGACTCGAGGACGCGCTTGCCAACGTTGTCGTACCAGTACAGCGGGGTGGACAGTTCCTGTTTCAGGTCGGTGCGGTCAGGGATCGCGCCGCCCTGGTCGATCCATTCCTTGATGGCCCACCACATCTCGGTGCGCTTGTTCACGAACAGGTTCGGGAACGTCGCCTTGCCCCCGAACGGCACCTCCGTGACCTCGTACCCCAATTGCCGCAGGCGGTCGATGACGCCCGCGCCGGCGCCCGCGTCGATGAACACGGCGTCCGGGTCGCGCTCCTCGATGACGTTGGCGACGGCCGACGCCAGCGCCATGTTGTCGATGCCCGTATAGATTCGCGGGTTCTCCATGCGGAGTCCTTGCCGCAGGACGATGACGCTGCGGTCATCCCCGAATCGCGCCGGGTCCACGCCGATGACGAGCGGGGCGTCGATCACGTCGCCGTCCGGGTACTCGCGCTCGGCGGCGCTGTCGGCGTCGGACAGGCTGATGAGCTGGTCATCGCCTGCGGCGCTGAAGTCGCACAGGTACTCGCGTGCGAACGCCTGCTCGGGCATGTCGCGCTGGAGGCGTGCGACCTCGTCAAGGTCGAGCGCGTCCGTGTCGTGGACCGTATACCGCGCCGCATACCAATCGGGCAGGCTGCCGGCGCGGTAGAACAGCTCGCTGAACAGGTTGATGCCTGCGGGCGTGCCGATGAACATGGCCCAGCCCTTGCGGTCGGAGAGGGCGGGCTGGATGATGTCGTTCCAGACCTCGGGCTTGATCTGGGCGACCTCGTCAATCACGCACCCGTCGAGTCGGACGCCGCGCAGGGCGTCGGGGTTGTCGCCGCCGAACAGGCGGATGGTTGCCTTGTTGTGTTTGAACGTGACGGCGAGATCCGCCTCGTTCACGTCCACGGCCCCGGTGCGGATGAACGGGTCGATCTTTGACTTGAGGCGCGCCCATGCGATGGCCTTGGCCTGCTTGAGATACGGGGCCACGTACACGAAGAATCCCAGGTCGGCCTTGCACTTGATGGCCTTGTCGAGGAGCTCCATGATGGCCAATTCGGTCTTGCCTGCACGGCGGTGCAGGGCGAGGACCGTGAACCGCTTGCGCTCGAGGTGGCACCGCCGCTGCCACGCCCGTGGCGCGTAGGCCAGCCGCACCGTTTCAGTCGGCATCCGGGACGCCCGTGATGACGTTCAGGGTGACGCCGCCACCATGATCCACGGACACCTTTTCGGCATACCTGGCCGGGTTGGTCATGCGGAGGATCTTGAGTTTGGTGTCGATCTGGTACTTGCGCCACGTGGCCTGCACGGGCGTCTCGGGCTCGATGTCGGCAATCTCCTCGCACCGCTCGAGGGCCGCCTCCTGGCCCTTCTCGCGAGCTGCCTTGTAGTGGGCAGCAAAATCCGGGTCCGCATCGACCCAGTCGATCACGGTGCGCCGGGTGGGCTTCCCTGCCTGTTCGCAGTAGGCGAGGAGCGTCCTGCCCTGCGCGAGCCACGCAAGTATCTCGCTTGCAAACGGTTCCGGCGCCTTCTCAAGCCTCGGTCGGCCCCTCGGTCGCTTCGGGGATGCGCTCCCATCGGCGGGGGACGGCGACGCGGCGCTGGTACTTCGCGATCTTGGCGACGGTGTACCAGGCGAGCCCGAGGTGCTTTGCGATGCGGCGGTAGCCCCATCCGTGGTCCTCGTGGAGTTCTCGGATTTCATCGACCGTGGCTTGCGGGATCGTGGCATGGTGATGGCTCTCCCCTACGCGGCGCCCGTTCTCGCCGTAGGCGACGAGGCGCGTCACTTCTTGCGGGCCTTGGACTTGCGGGCGTCGGCGCGGTTGAACTTCTTGGCGACGGACATGGGGACGCCGACCTTCTTGGCGAACGCCTTGGAGTGCGCGGCGCCCGCCATGAGGCGGCGCTGCGAAGGTGACTTACTGGGCATTGGGTTCCTTGGGGGTGAGGGTGAGCGCGAGCCCTGCGGCGTCGGCTAATTTGAGCACGGAGTCAAACGTCGGCTTTCGCCGGCCGATGACGGGCGCGTTGGACAGGAGGCACATGACGGTATGGGCGCGGAGGGCGCCCTGCTGCTCGAGGCGTCGCGCCACGGAGCAACGGGTTTCGCCCTGCGATTCCACGGCCGTGGTGACTGCGGCCTTGAAATCGTCATACGTTCGGATATTCATTGCGCGCAGTATAGCGTCATGGGTTGACGGGTTGCCCGAAATCCTCGCTGGTTGCTGCCCAGATGAGGCGCGGGGTTCCTGGTCCCATTTCGTTGGTTTCGATGTTGTCGGTGACGAAGGCGCGTGCCTCGTGGAGCGTGAGGTTGTGATTGTCACGCAGGCGGGCGGCGATCATGTCTGCGGAGTATACGGCGACGGGTATTCCTGCTCGGTCGGTGGCCTTGGGGTACATGACGCCGAGGAGGCAGTCATCCATGTTGGCAAGGAGGATGGGGTGTTGCCGCCGTCGCATGGCGGCAGTTTACCGAGCCACTCGCTGAATCCGCGTTCACCCGGTCCGATTGGTTCAGGATCGGGCGGCGTGACCCCGTAGGTTTTGGTCACCCAGTGCCTGAAGTTTGCGTAGTCGAGCCGCATGCGTTCGCGGTCCTGCTGCCATTCCTCGGTGTCGAACTCCTCGACCTTCTCGAGCCAGTGCTCGACATCCTTCTTGGCCTGGTCCCATGCCTTGCCTACATCGGCATGCTGCGAAATCGACAGCACCTTGCGGTAGTCCGTCTTTCCGTTCGGGAGTTCGATGACCCAGTCAAAGTCATCTTCCGTTTCGCAGCATCCCCAGTACTCGAGCTTCGGTGCAGCGTGTTCGGGGACGATGGTGGTGCGTGCGGAGTACTCGGTGCCGGCATGGCCCCACAGCGTGTCCGAGCCATCCGTCTCGAGGTACTTGGTCCCAAACGTCTGATCCCATTGCCGGAGCAGCCATTCAAGCTCAACAGGTCGCGGTTCAGTCGTTACGACAAGTCCACTGGGAGCAGTTCGAGTGATCACGGTACTTTCGCACCATGCCTGAAGTCCGGGCACATTCAGGACCATTCGACGCTTCTCGGCCTCTCGCCACACAATCACGTACCAGCTCATAGGTGTCCTTTCGTTGGTCGGAGTATACGCGGTCGTATTAGTTACCGTTTCGCTGGATTCTTCCTGCACCAGTCGATTGCGACTGCGAGGATGCGCGGCTTCTCAAGCGACATCAGCCCGACACGTTCCTTGGCCGCTGTGATTTCTGCCGGCGTGGCCGTGGCGAGGATCTCGCGTGCCCAGTATTCCCAGGCTTCGATCTCCGCGTCCGTTGGCCCCGTGACGCGCTCGGCTTCCTTCTTCGTCCTCAACACCTCTCGCCTTCCGGTGTGATCCGGGGTGATGGCGCAGTACGCCGCGTGGATCGCCGAGATGTCGGGCTTCGTGTCGCGCTCCATGCGGTGCTGGCGAATGCAATCGCGCAACTTGTCCTGGTGCAGCCGCGACCACTTCTCGTGGATCACCGACGCAAGCGCCGGCTCAAGCTTCCACTTCGGCCACAGTTCCGCCATCAGCGCCTGATTTTCAGGCCATGTAATCGTCTCCATATGGACGAGTATACAGGCACGCATTCCCGGCTGTCAACGCGGGAACGACGGTCGGGAGAGGAGGAGAGGGTTTATTTCTGAGGAGGTGATTTCGATCCGGCCTTTCGCGTTCCCGCGGCGCATGGGCCGTTCCGGCTGATTTCAGTCTGCATGGTGAGCGCAGAGGGAGTGTGACCCCGCAATGGGGCCACGTTCGACCAGCCCGCACGGAGCCGCGCTTTCGGTCGATGCCACGAATTTCACCATTTCGCTGGGGGACTGCCAGCCGCTGCAATCGTGGGTGAGCGCACCTTTCGGTGGCGCGGGCTAGGGTCACTCGGGCCCGCGTCTACATCCCTGCTCCCCTACCGCGCCGAGAGCTTCCTGCGGCATTGTTGCCCCTGAAGGCACGTTCGCTACAATGCAAGCGCGATTGGTTGACCAGCGAGCAGCATAGCGACCTTGTCGCCGTCTGCGAGCAAAATTTGCAGGCACCCGCAAGTTCGCTTGCGGGTGTTCTGTTTCACGGTATAGTGCCCCCCGTCTGGCGTGCCTCTCTGACGAGGCGAAGCGGCATGTGCCGCCGAGCGCGGCGCGACCGGACACCTGGTGCCACGGACGGCACCTTCTTCTGCCCCCGGATGCGCGGCGCGTTGACCTTCGGGTCCGCGCCGCGTTTCGTTTCCCGGCGCGATTCCGCTACACGCGTGCAGTTCTGTAGTCACTTCGCACCATGACCAGTGAACTCGTCACGCGGGACAGCGCACGATCTTCGTCGCGCCTGCCCCTGGCGGAAGGTTGTTGCTACCCCAATGCTTGGCCTGCCAGCGGTCGTACCTCACGGCCTTGTGCGCCGGCGCATGTGGGTGTTTGGACTCCGACTGCCGCAGACCCACGTCTCCGCATGCGTAGTATACGCACGCCTATGCCGCGCCACGCCAATCTCCCGTTCCACCTGTACGTCCACGTAGACAATCGCGCCCTCGGGCCGACGATGCCCGCAGGCACGACGCGGGCCATCTGGCACGCCGTCTATGCCCGCCCCGGGCAAATTGTCATGGCGCACGTCCTGCTCGAGACAGGCGCGGAATGGTGCGGCATCCCGCTCCATCAGCTCGCGAGCGATCCCAAGGCGTTCAAGATGGACGAAACCGCGTTCGCCCCGTGCGGAGGCGACCTTCAGCCGTGGGGCGCGATGGGTGAATGCATAGAGGCCGTGCATATGCACTACCTCGAGGGACTGCTCACGATGGGCAGCGGCGTCGGGCCGGGGTTCACGGGCCGGCACACGGGCATCGTCATCGACTGGGCGGATGGGTTCAGCCGCTACCCCCAGGAACACAAGCCGCTCAACCTCGTGGAACAGTGGGACGGGCGCTTCCTGCTGTACCCCAACAACTACTGCCGCTTTCTCGACAAGCACTTCACGAGCGAGAAGCGAAGCGATGACTTGAAGCACTACCGCCGTGGCGAGCGTGTGTACTGGGAGGAATAGTGATCCCGCGTACACGTCCCGATAAGGTGTACTAAAGTTCCACTTTGTTGAACTTGGTTGCGGATCGTGAGCCGATCTGTATGCGTTTTGGCGAACGAAAGCCACCGCGTAAGCGGAAAGAAGAACCTGTAAGAGTTTCTTACGGGTTGCGCCTGTAGCCGAGCCGCCAGAGCAGGCGGCTCAAGTCATTGGCCGTCGCGTGGACCGCCGCCTCGTCCAGCAAGGGCAGCGATGCGTGCAGGGCTTCGTGGATGATGGTGTCCAATTGGTCGGCCTCGCCCTGCCACGTCCCGATGCGGATGAGGCGTCCCTCGGCGTGGCCGGGATCGACCATGCTTCCGTAGTCCTTGAGGTTCCCGGAGAACCTCAACGTCCAGTACTTGCCGCCGATGCGGACGCGCACGGGGTCACTTCTTGAACCCGCGCTTCATGGCCGCATACGACTTTGCACTGACCGTGGACTTCGACTTGGGACGGCTGGTGCCGGCCTTGCGACGTGCGTTGATGTTGGCGTACAGGCCACGCTTTGCCATGGTGTCATCCTCTCGAGGTCTTGCCGCTGCACTTCCACTTCGCACGGGAGAGCCGCAGCGGGCTGTTGGGGTTGCGCGCCGCCGCAGGGTGCGCCTTCATCTGCGCGAACGAACGAGCGCAATATGCGTCGCCCTTCGCGGTTCCTGGCTTGATGCGGTCGCCGCCGCCCTTGGCCTTGCCGGCCTGCCCATAGGACACCTTGCGAGTCCGGCCCGTCTCCGGGTTGCGGACCACCTTCACGAATCGCTTGCCCTTGGCTGGAGTCGGCATGATCTGTCCTTCTGAAACGGCCAGTTACTGCGCTTCGCGCACCTCGTACCGCAACACGCGGTTCGACTGGCCCGTGTGCTCGTTGCGGAAGTTATCCATGTAGAATCGTAGCCAAAGCGCGCCCTTGGGCTTGGGCGGCATGCCCTTCTCGACGGCCCACCCGGCCTGCTCGCTGAACTCGTCCTTGTACCCGGGCGACCGCACGTGGGTCACGCGGTCGAGGTACGGGCGCCCGTGCGGCGACAGGCGCGCACGCTGGATCGGCATGATCCACTCATCGTGGGTATGGCCCGTCCAGATGATGTCGGCGTCGGGCAGGTAGACCGCCATGCGCGATGTCTGGATCGTGCCGCGGGTGACGGGCCCGCCGCCGCCGTAGCCGTGGTGCATGTACATCACGACGCTTCCGCCAACGAGCTGCCGGCGCGACTTGTTCCGCACCAGGAACCGAACCCAGTTCGCGTACTTGCCTGCATACGCTTGGCAGTCTGCCGGCCTGCGGTGGCGCAGCGCCTCAACCAGCCGCTCGTTCATGTCCGTCTCGTGGCGCTTGCGGATGGCTTGCTCGTGATTTCCGGGCGCGAACAAGAGCGCCATGTCGGCATGGGGAGCGACGTAGTCGGCGGTCGTGGTGATGACCGCATCGAGGTACCGCCCCTGCTGGTGCTCAGGCCGGCAGGCCGATGTGTCGGATCGCAGGTCGTACTTGCCCTGCATGAGGCACAGGAAGTCACCGTTCGACAACCACTTCCCGCCTCGCTCGCGGCACTGGCGCATGTGGCGGTCGAACATGGCGCGATCTGCGTGCGCGTTGTCGATGTGAGCGTCGGACACCAGCAGGAAATACTGCTCCCAGTCCGAGCTCGGGATGTTGCTATCGCGCTCCTCGGTCATCTCGACCGTGAACGATCCAGGGTGGTGCTGCGTGATGCTCACACCCATCCGACTGCACCCTACCAACACTTGGGCGCATTTCACGTCGGCAAGAATATTTCTGATTTTTTCTCACGTTCCCCCCTTGCGCGGTCGATATACACCGATGTACACCACGCATGTCGGCCGAGGCGTGTTGCCGAGGCCGCCAACAACGAGAGGACACAATGGAACGCAACGAGTTCATCGCACAGATTCTGGCGTCGCAGGACAAGGCCCGCAAGTTGCTCGATGCCCAGCGCCGGCACTCCGAGATTGAGGCGCAGGTATTCGCGATGGTTGATCTCGAGATCAAGCGCCGCGCCGAGCAGGACCGCCCCGCCGCTGACCGTTGCCCCATCTGCGGCGACGAGTACGGGAGCCTGTCGTGAGCAATTCCACCGCACAGCTCGTGAAGCGCGTCTGCTCGCTCGTCCGCACCCTTGACCGCGCCCCGCGGACCCGTGCCGAACTGGCGCGGGACTGGGGCTGCACCACGCGCAACGTGAACCACACCATCGACCGCGCCCGGAAACTGTTCCGGGTGCGGCTCGAGCACGTGCCTGGACACGGATACGTCCTGCACGACACCGGCATCCTGAACCGCGACGTGGTCGCCCGGAGGCCGCGGTGAACCTCTTCGACCATGCCGAAGCGCAGCGCCGCAAGGAAGTTGGGAAGGCGCTCGCCGCCGACCGCCGGCACGAACTGCTCGCGGCCGCCCGCGGGTTCGCCGCGTTCATCGCCCGGGAATACGGCACCGTCACGGCCGACGATGTCGCCGAACTCATGGCCGCCAACAACCTGGACTACGCGGACCTCGGGAACGCGGCCGGGTCGGTGTTCGACGCCAAGTTCCAGTGGACGGGCCGGGTCATCCCGAGCAAGCGACCGTCCACCCACGGCCGCCTCATCCGCGAATGGAGCCTCGCATGATGCTCTCCACCGAAGTGACCATCGAAGTGTCGGACGCGCTGTTCGGCCCCGACGCCGCTGTGCTCGAGTACCTCGCGGATCACCAGGTCGAGGCGATCCTCGACGTGCGGTGGGAACGCGAGGACATCGAGCGGTTCCACCAGCATGGAAGTGTCGTGCGCGAGGCGTGGGAGGTGCGGTTCTGGCACCCGTTCAGGATCATCCTCGACGGCGTCGCGTTGGATCACCCGTCCAAGGTGCCGAGCGATTTCCCCATGCAGGAGATTCTGAAGGCGCTTGAGTCGGCCGAGGTCGCCAAGATGTTGCGCGCCGCCGGGGTGGAAGCGAGGAGAGCGTGAATGAGCTGGCACTTTTCGCAGGCGCTGGTGGCGGCATCCTCGGCGGGCACTTGCTCGGATGGCGGTGCGTCTGCGCCGTCGAGTACGACCACTACGCACGCAGCGTTCTCATGGCAAGACAGAACGACGGGTGCCTCCCGCCGTTCCCGATATGGGATGACGTGCGAACCTTTGACGGACGCCCGTGGCGAGGCCGTGTTGACGTGGTGTCTGGCGGCTTCCCTTGCCAGGACATCAGCGCCGCCGGCAAAGGCGCAGGCATTGGTGGATCACGATCCGGTCTATGGTCCGAAATGGCGCGGATTGTCGGTGAGGTTCAGCCGCGATACGTCTGGGTGGAGAACAGCCCACTCCTTGTTCGGCGAGGACTTGGCTTGGTCCTCGCTGACCTTGCCGCGCTGGGGTTCTCTGCACGATGGGGAGTTGTGGGAGCGCACCACGCAGGCGCCCCGCACAAGCGCGACCGGATCTGGGTGCTGGCCTACGCCGACGGCAAGCATGATGCCGTGCGAGGGGACACAGCGACTTCTGCGGAAGAAGTGGCTAGCGGGGGAGTTGACGCTGGAGGAGGCAAGCGCCATCGGAGGACGGGACGTGCGCGAGGCGCAAGGCAAGGTGCCCAAGTGGCCGACCCCGACAGCCGACGATGCGAACAACGTGACGAGAACGAGCGGGCAGTTCAAGAGTCTCACTCGGGCTGTGATGCTGCCGACGCCGACCGTGAACGACAGCAAGAACAACGGCGCGGCATCGCAGCTGGAGAGGCAGTCGCCGAATCTAAATGCGGTAGTTGGTGGGGCGCTGAACCCGACATGGGTCGAGTGGCTCATGGGGTGGCCGCTCGGGTGGACCGACTGCGGTGCATCGGCAACGGACAGGTTCCGCGAGTGGTGCAACGCGCATGGGAGGAACTTCAATGATTGACAGCACAAACACGGGCCAAGTCGCCATGACGCTGCGCCACGGCCAGAGCGTGTCGCTCGTCCACCCGGACGGCACTGTGTGCGTCGTGGCTCCGACGCCGAAGCAGATCGGCAAATGCCATATCGTCATCATCGCACCGAAGGCGGTGCGGATCGAACGAAACAAGGAGGACGCATGAGCGACCCTGACATCGTGACCCGGCTACGCGAATCGGATGATGGGTACTTCATGCGTCCCATGTTCACCGAAGCCGCCGACGAAATCGAGCGGCTCCGCGCCGAACTTGTAAGCACTACTAACAGGTTGACCGCCGAGCGCGACGAGGCGAGGCGGGAATGGTGTATCCAATCCATTCAGGCGCAGACTGGCAATCGCGCACCCGTCGATCTGCTTGCCAGAAAACTTGCCGAGGATATTCGCGGTTGGGACTGCTTCAAGGATGAGTGATGAACGCTTCTGACTGCTCGCCAATTAGCATCGTGGTGGACCCCCAGCACGCACGCAAATATGCCGTGGGACGGCGCTTGGCCGCAGGCGTAAACGGTACGCCGCGCCTTACGGCCGACCCCGCCTACGAGGACACGATGGGGATCATGGGCGAGATCGCGTTCGGCCAATGGTCAGGGCTCACGGCCAACCTCGTTCCGCGGCCAAGCGGCGATGGCGGATTCGACTTCAGCATCACGGTCGCGAAGCGCACCCTCACCATCGACGTAAAAACAAGCCGAAAGCCGCTGAATCTGTTGCTGAAGTGCAACAGCGTTTCCAAGTGCGCCGACATCCTGGTGTTCTCCCATGTCCTTGAGATGGAAGTCCGTTTCCTTGGTTGGGAACACAAGTCAATGATGTTGATTTCTCCTGTCGATGATTTTGGTTATGGATTTGCAATGCGGTGTCATTATCGTCACAACACGGAACTGCGACCAATGTGGCAACTCAAAAAACTCATTGAACGCAGCAAGGAGGAAACATGAGCGACATCGTGAACCGCCTTCGCACGAACCGCGAGTGCTACGCGCCGTGCCTGTTTGACGAGGCAGCGGACGAGATTGAACGCCTGTATGCGGCCTTGAACACCGCGCTGAACGAGCGCAATGAGGCGCGGTCACGGAATGTGCGTTTGCTCTCGCAATTGCAGGAATACGAAGTGAGGGAACTCTGATGCCGAACCCCGACTATGTCCTCGCGATGGTGCGCCAGCGCGCCAACGCCAAGCTCGCCGACGCCGACAAGCAGCCTGCCAAGCACGCCGACTTCGCCGAGTCGTGCCGCGCCGAGGCCGCGTTCTACTGGCGCATCGCCGACGCGATGGAGGAACTCATGCGCGAAGCCGCGGACGCCCGGAGAGGAGCCATCCGTGCGTGACTACGGCGACGAGCACACCGCACCTTCGTGTTATGGAGAGCCTGGGGGCGGGGCGTTCCCGCCCCCGGGCGCTGACATATGCGAACGACTCGCCATCACGTGGGCCGGCATGGGCGAGATGGCGAACGCCGAGCGCGCCGAGGCACGCGCCGAGATCCTGCGCCTGCGCGCCGACCTCGCGCTCTGCCAACGATGCCTGCCAGCGCACATCACAAAGATCCTCTATGAGGGGAGCGGCTGATGAAACCGGGGAGAGGCGAGACGGAAGAGGACATCGTTGACCGCACGCGAACCAGCGGGACCGACGATCCGCTCACGCTCGAGCTCATGCAGGAAGTCGTGTACCTGCGGCACGAACTGGCGAAGGCGATGCGTCGGGTGAACGACTACGTGCTGCGAGAGACGAACCACAGGAGGCGAGATGATTGAGTTCAACGTGCCGGGACTAGCCGCGCCGCAGGGAAGCAAGCGGGCGATCCGGCTCCGCAGCGGGCGCGTTGCGCTCGTGGAGTCATCCGCCAAGGTGAAGCCGTATCGCGCCGTGTTCGCGCTCGCGGCGCGGCAGGCGTGGGCCGAACCGCCGGCAAGCGATGCAGTCGCCGTCGAACTCCTGTTCCGGTTCCCGCGCCCGAAGTCGCACTACACGAGCACGGGCATGCTGCGCTCGAGCGCGCCGCGTGCGCCAGGGCGCCCCGACCTCGACAAGTTGTGCCGCGCCGCCCTCGACGCCATGACCGGGGTGGTCTACGTTGACGATGCCCAAGTCGCCATCCTGTCTGCGGCCAAGGAATGGGGGGACACGGCGGAAACCTGCGTCAAAGTCTGGGCTTGACAACCTTATACCGGGGCGTATACTGACCACGTCAGCGGTGGGCGCGTTGCCCGTCGCAACACTCACGAGAGGAGATCACGATGACTGCATTGGCACGACTTGATGACGAGAAGCGCGAGCTGCTCGCCCGCACCCTGTGCGCGGGCGCCAGCCGCGACGAGATGGAGTTGTTCTTCAGCGTCTGCGACCGCACCGGGCTGGACCCGTTCGCTCGCCAGATTTACGCCGTCAAGCGGTGGGACAGCCGCGCCGGCCGCGAGGTGATGCAGACGCAGGTCAGCATCGACGGGTTCCGCCTAGTCGCGCAGCGCAGCGGCGAGTACGCGGGACAGACCTCGGTGGCGTTCTGCGGGACGGACGGGCAGTGGACCGACGTGTGGCTCCACGACGAGCCGCCCGCCGCCGCCCGCGTCGGGGTGTACCGGAAGGGATTCGTGGAGGCGGTCACCGCCGTCGCCCTGTTCCGCGAGTACGCGCAGCGCAAGAAGGACGGCAGCCTGTCCGGCATGTGGCCCAAGATGCCGTCCGTGATGATCGCCAAGTGCGCCGAGGCGCTTGCCCTCCGCAAGGCGTTCCCGGCCGAGTTGTCCGGGCTCTATACCGCCGAGGAGATGGGGCAGCAGGACAACCCGCCCGTTGCCCCCGCCCCGCAGTCGCACGTCGTGGCCGTCCTGCCGCCCCCGGCCGCAGAACCCGCCACGATGCCCCAGGACGCGCCGGTTGTCGCCGACGCCCCGAAGCCCGTCCGCAAGGCCCGGAAGCCGCAGGAGGCGCCTGCGGCCAAGCCGAGCCCCAACGACGTGCCCGTCGCGGGCCCGACCGACTCCTACCCCGACGAGTACGAGGGCGCGTTCCGCATCCACCGCGTGGTGCGCCGCCCCGGCCGCGCCATCGCCATCGAGGCCACGGGCGAGCACGGGCCCGCGTGGATCGCCACAACGGTACGGGAGTACGCCGACCTCGCCGAGGAGTCAATCAACGGGAAGCTCACGATGGACGTGGCCCGCGTCGGGAAGGCGCTCACTGTCATGCGCGTGCTGCGCTCCGAGCAGCCGCCGGCCCCCGAACCCGCTCCTATCACGGACGGCAGCGATCTCCCGTTCTGACCCTACCCGGAGGAATACACCATGAGTCTTTACGCCATCCAGAACGAGATCACCGACATCGTGGACGCCATCCTCGACGGGGGCGACGCCGAGGCGCAGCAGGCGCTCGAGGCGCACCTCGCCGGCTTGGACGCGGCGCTCGAGGAGAAGGCCGACGATTACGCGGCGCTCATCCAGCACCTCGTCGCCCGGGCCGACGCCCGCCGCGCCGAGGCCCAGCGCATGCGCGACCTGGCCGCCACCGACGAGGCGCTCGCCGACCGCCTCAAGACCCGCCTCCGGGAAGCGATGGAAGCGACCGGGCGCACCAAGATCGACACGGCGCGGTTCCGGCTGTCCGTGGCCGGCAACGGCGGGAAGCAGCCGATCTCCGTGACGTGCGACCCGACGAGCCTGCCGAAGGAGTTGGTGACCGTCACCGTGGCTGCCAACAGAGACGCGATCCGTCAGGCGCTCGAGAACGGCGCTACCATCGCCGGCTGCGAGCTCTTGCCCCGCGGCACAAGCCTGCGAATCCGCTGAACCGCAAGTCCATCCTCTCCCCCCTCGTCGGATTCCGCAGGATGCGGTCACCCGGCGAGGGGGTTTTCGTTGGCAAAGCGGGCGCAGCCCGAAGGCCACGCCCGCCCGCAGTGCCGTCGGCGCGAACGCCTCGGGGCTGGTCAGAACTTGAAGCGGTGCCCATGCTTGCCCTTCAGGTACCACCCGGCCGCGAGGCCGACGATGGCGACGAGAGCAGTGAACCAAACGGTGCCGAGTGCGTCTGCGAGGATCATTCCTTGTTCTTTCTGCGCGTCTGCGCCTTGCGGAACGCGGCATCGAACTCCGGGTCCGCCCGGAGTGCCGCCACCAGTTCGCGGTCATTCTCCGGCCGCGAGTCATCTAGGGTATCAAGGGCGAGTTCGGCCTGGGCGACCTTGCGGCGGGGCAACCAGCCCACCGCGATGCGGATGGCGGTGAACGCCCCGCTCTGCCACAGGACGAACGCTACGCCGGCCACCGCGAGCGCGATCCCCCACCATTGCAGCGTGGACAGCCACGCGGGGGTGATTGCCTGCACGGCCGGGATGTCGCCGTGGATGGCCGCCGCGGCCGCGTCGATGCGCGTCGCGCCCTGCACCACGACCTGGTCGCCCGTGACGTTCCCGTGGTCGATGAGCGCCCCGGCCTCGTTGCGGATGGCGGTCGCGTTCGCGGAGATGCGTGCGACCGGGTTGCACCCGGCTAGGAACAAGACGAGGACAATCGCCCTCACGCGAACACTCGGTACGGGATGCCAGGCTCGGGCGTGAACGTCGGCAGCGCCTCGATCTGCTCGGGCGTGAGCTCGAACGTGACGCGGATGTTGGCGTGGAACCGGGTGTCGCTCGGCCTGATCACTTCGCCCTCGGGGTCGAGCTGCGCCGGGATCGGCCCGATGCGGTCAACGTAGCAGCCCGCGACGGGCATGAGGACCAGTTCGCCGTCGCCCGTGTCCTTCTCGACAAGCAGTTCTGCGGCTTCCAGCGCATCGTCCATCTGCGCCTCGGTGTCGGTGCGGAGCATGTAGTCGCTCATAGGGTGGTGAGTGCGTTGAGGGTTGCCTGCGGGAGAGCCGTGGGCCAGAACTTGAGTTGACGCATCCATCCGTTCATTACGTTTGCTGGCGAAGAATCTCCATTGCAGCCGATGCCAAGATGCGTCACAACGGATGCCAATGCCGCAGGAGCCGTGGTCGCGCCGCTGTCGGTCACGCCGTCACGCGAACCGATAAACGATGTCGAGTCAATCGCGGTCGCAAACTTATGCCGCGTGTTGTACGCAAGACCAGTCACCAGCGTCCTATCGGCATTTGTAGACGCGGAAACCTTGCGATTCACCGACATCGTTGCTGCGGTGTAGTAGTAAAGTTCGTTGCCGTATGCGAACGTGCCTCCGGCAGTTCTGTCGAACAGTCGTGCAAGATTTGGGAATCCGGTGTTTGCTGTTGCTGGAATGCAATCGACAAAGAGCGTGTTTGGGTACGGGTTTCCCGTAATGAACGAACTTGTCGGAAGCACGCAGTAGTCCGGATTCCTCGTCGCCGTGCTCGCGCCCGTGGGGATGTACGAGGAGGCACCGGAGCCTGTTTCCAGTTGTGCGCCCCAAAGCAGAAACACCGATCCATTGCCCAAATATGCCACTCTTCCGTAGTTCCCGGTCGGCGTGTCGATTGAGGTGAGATCCATCGGCACGGCAAACATAAAGTCGATTGATGCCGCAAGAGTAACCGTGAGCGTGATGCGATACCAACCAGCCGGATATGCCGTTACGGTTGCTGATGCGTTGGTTGCCGTACCGACAACGGCGGCAGGCTGTTGAACCGCTCCGGTGCTGATATTGACCGTGACATATCCGAAGTTGCCAGATGCCGACGAAACGACGAGTCGAATGTACCGCGTGCTACCGCTGCTCAACTTGGCCCACATTGATCCGGTGTAGGTTCCCGCCGCGCTGCTGTAAGACTGGTAGATCGACCGTTGCAGACTGGTGCTTGGCTCTGTAAACGACGAAGCGTTGTTGGTTCCATCCGGAGATGGGCCAGCGGTGTTTGATGTTGCCGCGTATGCCGTTTGCAACGTCCAGTAGGTTGCGTTCGTCAGATCCGCCGAACTACGCGTCAGACTCGTCGCACTTGCCTCCACCAACAGCCCTCGCGGTGCCAGCGTGGTCGGGTCGTGGTCGAAGCGGGGGACGTTCGTTCCTGCGGTCGTGACATATCCGCTCGAATTGATGTACGTCGCCGTCGTACTCGCCCGCGTGAACGTCAGGCGCGGGTCGAGGACGCCCGTGGTGAAGTCAAGCGACAGCGTGGATCCGTCGCCGAGCGAGATCAGCGATACCAGCTGCTCCATAGCACCACGGCGCATCGGGCGACGGAATCTGCCTACGTCATACCGCATCGCGGACTCCGATCAGAGGAAGGCGTAGAAGCAACCCATCGTGCCAGTGCTCGACTCAAACTGCACGGTCACGTACTGCACACCAATGGTGTCTAGAACCACACAGGCTGGCGGCGTGCCGGCGGCAGCCGCTGTGCCTGGGCTGTAGACGTTCACCGTGGGGACGCCCGTGCCAACAGCGATCTGGTGGAAGAAGTGCTGCGTGGTGCCGTTCACCGACAGGCTAGGGATGCTGCCAGCCGTACCGTTGTACGAGCAGGCGCAGTCGGCAAGCATCGTCGGGACGTAGATCGGCGTGCCGTTCGTCTGCACGTACGTGGTCCACCCGATCACGCGGAAGCCAGGGGTGGTCGCGTTGTTCGCGCTATGGAACGGGACGAGGCGCAGGAGGCTCGGCTTGTCTCCGAGGTTCGTCGGCACTAGGAACGTTTGGCCGGTCGTGGACGGCAGCGTGGCGGTCGGGACGGCGTTGTCGTACGTTCCGCTGCTGGCGGTGATGAGCCCTGTGGTCAGGTAGTTGGGCTTGTCCGTGGCGATGATGATGTCAGTAGGCATGGGGTGTCCTTACGAGAGATGCTTGAGAAGGTAGTTGGCGGCGAAGCTGAACCCGGCACCGATGGCCGCCGCCCAGCCGAGCATGTACCCGCGTGAGTGCTCGAGCGAGCGCAGGCGAATGTCGTGGTCCTTGAGCTCCTCCTGCGTCCGCTGCTGCATGGCGAGCAGCGAATCGACCTTGCCCTCCAGGCGGCCGATGGCGAGGAACAGTTCGTCGTGGTGTGGGGAGGTCATGGCTAATCAGTCAAGAGAGGTGTACTGGATGCTGAACGCCATGTTGGTCGTTGCGGACAGCGCCGCCACAGGAATCGTGGCGGAATCCGCAGAGCCGCTCGTTTCATACAACGTGGCATAGGTGCTCGAAACCGGGACGATGCCGGATGTCGGGTAATCCGTCGTGAAGTTCGCGGCCTGCCCGATAGTGACCGTTCCGGTAACGTCGTTGGCAGTTCCTGCCTTGGATGAGTATGGGAGATTTGCTAGCCTGACATGCCCAGTTCCGGCAGCAGTCACGGCGCTCAACCGGATGCGGCCGTGGCAATAGACCTGGTTTCCGATCTTCGTTGCCCTGGCGAACGTGTCGGCATGATATGAAACGCTCATTCCACCGCCTGATGCCTCGAATGTCGGCGCGAACGTGGATTCTTGGTATGCGTCAAGGACCGTACTTGCTGCTGACGGTGTCGGAGTGGCCGGAAATACCAACTGCGTGACACTCAATCGGTTGAGTCCGTCTGTGGTTCCGGCGACCGCCGTATCAACAACGAAGGTCGGCGCAGAAAATCCGCTTCGCGTCCTGAACGACTGAATCGTCAGGTTCTCGCCGTTTGTTCCATTCGGACGCGAAACGCCGACCAACGCGTTGGTGAATTGTGTGACGATGTTGTCAATGGTCAGATTGCGGACATTCGTGTCCGCAGCGATGCAGGTAAAGCCAGTCGGTGCAAGCCAGGGACCAGCAGTCTGCCCATTGAACAGCATGTTGCGGATTGTGACGTTGTGGCTTGGCGTGTTGACAAACACGCCTGTCACGTCGCTTCCGACAGCAGGCAATCCGGCATGGGACACATACCCGCCGTCGAACGTCACGTCATAGCAATTCTGCAACAGAATCAAAAACGTATACGGCGTGACCCATTCAGCCCGCCCGTTTCCGTTGTATGTTTCTGCGCTGAAATTGGTGAACATGGCGGCGCTGACGCCATTCAGCTTCAGCATCTCTCGATGATTTGGCGCCGCTCCATCCGTTTCGCAATACAGAGCATCGGCAACGAGTCCAACGCAAGCAGATGGCCCAATGTCAACTTCGTGGTGGCCGACACATTCAGCCACGCTGACATCTTCAAGCCGCACGTAGAAAGTGTTGATGGAATTGGCAATGCCAATTCCGTTGAAGTTGTAATAGGCACTGCAATTTGAAATCTTCGACAGCGTGCATCCCTCAAGACGAAGGCCGTAGCCGCCCGTGCCGCTGGCGCGAACAAGCGCGACGTTCTGCACATGCGTGTATTGCCCGCGCACATACAGCGCCCACTTGTCGGCGCCATTGGCATCAAGCGTCATGTCCGAAAGAGACATGTCAAAGTTGCCTGGACCGATTAGCATTCCCGGCCATGCCGTCCCGCCTGTAACGTCCATGTACATCAATCCAAATGCTGTGCCAACTGTGCCTATCTGGATTCGCGTTCTGGATTGGCCGTCTCCGAACATTCGGATGGCCTTGTTGACGTACAGAATCCCAAGCGTTCCGCTTGTCGTGTCGCCAGTCTGGTTGTTGACGATGTACGTCCCGGTCGGGAAGTACAACGCTTGGCCGCTAGTTCCACACGCGGAAATGGCAGCGCGAATGGCAACCGTATCGTCGGTCACGCCGTCACCGACGGCACCGAAGTCCTTGACACTAACAACCTCGCCGAACTTGCTGGCTGCGCTACGGGCGACCGCGCCTGCGCCCGAAGGCGTGTAGGTCACGAGGTCCGCGCTCGTCGCGCCAATGTTGCTCGTCAGGAAGTTGACGAACTCGATGTTGTTGGTCCCGGCGACAGGAGCCTGCGAGAACGTCAGCGTCGTGCCGGCAATCGTGTACGTGCTGCGCTGCTGGTACACGCCGCCGATGTAGACCTGGGCGCTGTTGCCGAGCGCGCCGGGGTCCGAGGCAAGCGTGAACACCGTCTGCGACCCCGTGCCGCTGAACACCTGCCGCGTGATCGTGGCCGGCGCACCGCTCGAGCCAGCAGTCACCACCGAGGGCAAGCCGTTGGCGTCGAAGGCGAGGAACGAGTTCGCACGCGCATCCGCGGTCGGCAGCTCCATGTTCAGGCTGCCGTCCGTGATCGGGATCTTGAGCGTCCGGTCCCCGATGTCGCTGATCTGCTGGATCTGGATGGTCGCCCGGTCCAGCGCGTCCGTGATGACCTCGGGGTAGAACCCGCCCTGGTTCGTCAGGTCCGTGGGCTGGAGGTTCGCGATGTCCGAAGTGATGACGAGCGTAAAGCCCGTGGCGAGGGCGCCCGCGAGCAGCGTGATGCTGCCGCCCGGGTTTGAGTTCTGGTCGCCGTTCAGGGTGACGCTGTAGTCCGAGTTCAATACGAGCGTCGTTTCAACGCCCGTTGAAACGGCCAAACGCACGACATCAAGGTCGGCGGCGGCGAACACCTTGAACGTGAACGGGAACACGGTCGCCGTCCCGTTGCCGACAAACGGCCCTGCAATGCGCGTCGTAGAGCTGATGGTCATGGATGCGGAGCCTCGTTGGTCAGACTAGGAAATACGGGTACGGATACGGGTACTAGCGTTGCACCCCGGTGAGCGGC